GTTTCCCAGTCACGATCAGGTGTAAGAGAGAAATTAGTCGCGCCTTCGGAATAAGTTCCCCACTTCGTCACTGATCGGTTGACTGTGCCGCCCGATGTGTAAGCCGTGTAGCCTGTGCCATCGACATCACGATAGCTTTCATCACGCAGTGAAAATGTTGTGTCAGATAGCTTAATCACAAAATAGCGATTGCTATTAATCTCAGTCATGCCGCCAACGCTACTAAAGGTCACGCAGTCACCTGACTTATAGCCATGCGCTGAACTTGTGGTGATAACGACCGGGTCAGCCTGTGTGGCCCCAGAAACATTGGTAGTGCTGCTGTCAATCGCAATAAAGAATTTCTGTGTCTGGTCGCCGTTAATGTCCCTGAAAGGGCCATCAACCAGATCAACATCTGTTAGCGTCCAGCTTGTGTTTGAAGTTCTGGAAAGCTTAGCAAGGGCATGATCCTCATGAGCGATATAGAGAACGTCAGCGCTCTGTGCGAAGCGCATTTCTGGCAATTCTGCTGTGGTGTATGTGGTTGTAACCTCAACAATCGATGAAGCTGTCCCGCCTGAAGTGTAGGCCGTGTATGCGCTGCTATCTATGCCTGTTAACTCAAATGTATTAGCTGTTGCGTTGGCAACAGTAAATTCACGGTTATTCAGCTCCACCATGCCACCAACTGAGGCAATGATGATTTTATCACCATTTGATAGGGTGTGGCCGGTGGATGTAACAACTGCTGGATTTGCCGCTGTTATGTCTGTAATGTTATTTGCGGTGTTTGTAACAATACCGCCGTTGGAAAATATCCTGATCAGGTTGTTCTCAAAACAGAGGACATAGGTCTCAGTGGTTGAGAACTGAAACTCCTGCAAACGTGGCACAGCGCTGCTGTCTGATATTTCATGCACATAAACTGAGCCAGGTCTTTTAGACGCGCCACCATGTGGCCAGATGACAAAATTTTCAACCTCAGCTGCGCCATTCTGGTATTTACCTAAATCAACGCGGCCAAAAAGGCGCGGGCTAATCTCCCCGCTGGCTAAGCTGGTTAATTGCTTCATGGGCTAAAAGTCCGACACTTTAATGCCGCCATAGCTGGTGATATGGCCTGCTCTCGATGAAAGCCATGTATCAACTATAAATTCGCGGGGTGTGGATTCAGCGCCATTATAGGCACCGGCAATAGAAAGCTTTTCAATATACATATCCCAATAGGCTTTAACGCCGCCTGTGCTGCCTGTAAGTCCTGGTGCAAGTTCGGCCTGCATTCTTGAGATCAGTGCCTCACGGGCCTGCGGTGTCCATTTATTCAGGTTTTCAACACGGGAAACATATTCAATCTGAATTGAAGTGGCATTGGTGACGATATAATCCCCTACGATGCGATAAGGCTCATCAAGACCCTGGATCTCCCCCTTGCTCGTAATGAACCCTAAGAGATCTGTTGGGATAGCATATTGATAGGTTGCCCCCCATTCAGGCGTTGCCGCTGATTGCGCCAGTGTGCCAAGTTTTAAAGCAAATCCCCAGGCATGCGCTGAGTTCACATCATCACGCAAGAACTCAAAATTTGCCTTGCAGACGCGAGCCTCTTTACTCTCCTGATCAAGAGATGATATTTCATTTGCCCCAATGCGCGTTAAAAAGCGATTGCAGAGGGCTGCTGTGCTGTCTACTGGCGCGGCCATGATTATTCTTCCTCAGTCGCTTCTGGCGCTGCGGCCTTAACTGTGGGCTTTTTAGCTGGTGTTTTCTTGCTAACAACCTTAATCTTGGATTTGTTTAGTCCCTCCAGTTTAATCGTCTCCCTGAGGTCTGTGTAATGGGTTTCTGCATAAGCAACCCATTGCTTAAAACGTGTTGAGTTTTCATCTACAGCTGGCAAAGCAGCTCGAACGCAATCCTCAACAGACTTACCGTCCCGCTTAGCATCTAAATATCTTTGGAATTTGGGATTCATAATATTTCCTTTTAAATAAAAATGGGGAGCCGAAGCCCCCCACTCTGTTAGTCAAATGTAATGTCAAACTGAGCGACAAGGGTGCCGCCAAGGTTAACGTCCGCATCAACAATTGAGACATAGATCTCAAGGTCGCCCTTGGGATCTGTTGTCTGGCCACTAACAAATTCCCACAGCTGTTTGCCATAATTGTCCATGGTTTTAATAACGGTTGTCTTGGCTGCAGCCGCAGCTGCGTCAAGGCCATCATTAATAGCATCAGGGTCATCAGTGATCCGGGTTTCACCGCTCACATTTGCAACACCAATATCAATTGTCGGTGAGCCTGTGTCAGCCATGTCATCCCAGCTGATGGTAGAAGAGCCAAGCAACCGAACATTAGAAGGCAACCGCAAAAGGCGATAAGTCGAAGTATCGCTATCCGCTGCTGTAATTTCATGGACGATTGTATAAGATCGGGTCACGCCGCCATATAAGCCAGCTGTGTTTAAAACCCGAGGCTCAGCATCAAGATTAGTGATGAATGAGCTTTTTTCATTTACTACTGCCATGATTATGCTCCTGTAGGTCCTGAAGCGATGTCACATTCAATGTAACCCACTTTGGTTTCTTCCATACGGGTGCAACCAACATTTTGACGTGCCCAGACTTGCATTGAATAGTTCTTGTCTGCGCGTTCTGATATCTTAACTTCAATATCAGCGCCAATGGCCAGCTTCATGCCTGACTTAACCCAGAAAAGACACTTATCATCAGAGTTGGCATCAGTACCAATACGCTGTGTCGGGATCAGTGTGAACCCTGCGTATTCGGTGATGGTACCTGAGACAAGAGGTTTCAAAGTGTTGAAGTCGTGGCTTGTGACACGTGTGTCACCTAATAGTGAGCGAACTTGTCTGGCGTTAACCACACAATATTTCTTCTCATCAGGATCAACGTCATTAGCCATTAACAGTTCATTCGCTGCGAGCAGCTTTTCAACGTTAAGGCCAGCGTCAGCAGCTGAAACACCAGTTGCAACGGTTTGCACATCAACAACCATATTGGTGTCAAATGCTGTTTGCGTTGAACCGTCCTTGCCAGTATATGCAACACCATCAGCGGCGGCGATAATTACATCGTCACGCTTCCGGCCAAGAGCCCACATAGCGGCTTTTGCATAGTCTGATGTTGGATCGATTAACATTCTGAGCTTATCTTCTCTATCGATCAGATCTGCCCATACTGCGCCAGTAGTTGTTACGCGGCGTCTTTCGTGTGGCGTATCAACACGGGGTGTGTCCATATGCCGGGACGTAATGTCCACTGCTTCTGTAGAACCAATCTGTTCAAAATAGGCGCTTTCACCTGTAATGTTTTCATGTTCAACACAAGAGCTTAAACGAGAACCCTTTTGCTGAACCAACATATCGACATTTGCCTTAAATTGATTCACAAAAGCTGTAGTAATATTGACTGACATAGCCAATTCCTTTCAGCTTTAAAATTTTTGGATTGCTCGCCTTGAGTACCCACCTGGTGAGGGTGGTTCGTAGCTGGACGGATTTTAGAGCCCGGTCCTAAGGGCTGGTCTTGCGGTTCCGTTTAGGGAGTGCCCGCTCTCAACGCCTAGATTTCACCTGCTAGGCGTTGTTGTAACTTAAACATTTTCTTCACAGCAGCAGAATGACCAACATCGCTCTGGTCACGATATTCATCGGATTTCATGAGGCTGTTGATCTGCTCTTGAATGGCATCACCTGTTTCGGCGTTAGATCTTCCGCGCTCATTTCCAAGGCCAAGAGATTCCTTGCCAAGCTTTTCAAACAGACCAAACATCAAAGGATGATCTCCAAGCTTGAAGCCATCAACTTCCGCTGTTTCCATAAGCTTAATAAGGTTGTCATCAGCGTAATCTCTCATGCCTGCCATACCGCGATTCTTTAAAAGATTGAGGTCACCGCCATAACGGTTCTTATATTCATCCTCGACCTTACCGCGATAAGCATCTTCTTCGCTTTTTTGCATCTCGAGTTGCTTTAGCTTGCTGTCAACGATGGCATCATAACGTGCTTGAGCGTCTTTAACTGAAACACCGCTTTCATGGGCCATCTGCAAAAGAAAATCTTCCTCAGATTGATCATATTCAATGCCGTCAGGCATCTCACGCCGCTCAATGGATTTACTGTAATCCTCGTAATCCTCTTTCCAGCCCAGATTGGTGCGCAGTTGGTTAAGTTCTTCATCAGTCTCTGGTGCTTTATTTCTATCGCCTAGCATGCCCTCAAGGCTAAGGTGGGTCTTCAAAACACTCTCTGGGACGCTCACCATCCGGGTGTCGTCACCCTTGGTGAACCGGTTCCAGGTTTTTGCGTCCTTCAAATCATCAGGTAGATCATTAATCCACGACCGGCTTTCATCGACATCGCCGCCATCGTCTACTCCTTCGTCAGTAATTCCAGTGGTCTGTGCTGTTAAACCCTGATTCTCGTTGCTCAATTCCGTTTCTATGTTCTCTTCGCTCATTATTCCCGCTCCTTAGTGTTTCGATAAATTTCTCAAGCCCGCAACCATTTAAGACCGCAATTTCTTTTGCCAGATTTTGCCGCCCGACCATTTTACCAACTTCCATTTGGTCGTTGGTCTCAATAGTGTCGAATAAGCCGCCAAGTCTCATAATGTCAGCCAGAACGCGCTGCCCCGCTTCACTCTCAAAAACATCCTTGTAATCAGCTAGGAGCCGCTTCTGCCGTTCTTTCTCTGTCATTGTGCGAGGCCTCCGACCTGTTCAAGCATGGCTTGCGCTTGCTCTGGATCAATATTATCCTGAAGGGCTTGTGCGCCCTCCACACCAGCCGGGATGTTTGCCCCTGCCTGTGAAAGCTGGTTAACCGCTTGCGCTCCCTGAAGCGCTGGCTGTGCCATCTGGGCCATTTGCATCATTTGTTGTTGCTGAGCTGAGGCTTCACGCTGCTCATTAGACGCTGATAGGTCGGGATCAAGGTTAAGTAGCTTGGCAAAGTGTGTAGCAACATTCTCAATTGGATATTGCTCAAAGAAGCCGGCTGCTGTCTCTGGTGTCTGCAGGTAAACTTCACACGCCGCCACAAACTGCCGCCATGTATCAATCTCAACAGCCCGTTGTGCCTGCGCAATCGGTGAGACATATTGAACCGTGAAATCTGAGCCTATGATCTGCTCTGGTGGTTCAGGCAGTAGTTCAAGCCTGTCAAGTAGGCCATAAACACGCGCTACAAGCGGGCCAAGCAATTCACTCTCTAGGCGGCCTAACATCGGGCCAAGCAATCTCATGCGCTCTTGTGTGCGCTGCATCACCTCTGTGGCTGTCATTTTCACATCATTGATAAACTGTAGCTGATCAACATGGAATGTATTCATGATGCGGGATTCAAGAGCCTGTATATCCTCCCGCCCATAGGCCAGATTGCCCTGAAACGGCATAGGCAGAACAGCGTCACGTGGGTTGCCGCGTACTTTGGTAATTCCGCCAGGGATTAGGCGCATGGGGTCAATAAAACCGTCATGTCTAATTAAATAGCTAGGATCAACAGCCTTTTGACCGGCCTTGATGATGGTCAGCTCTTTAGCCTGTAGCATGTTAAGATCTGCAAGGGCTGTCATGCCGGGGCCACGCCCGTAAACCTCACCAGTGATGCGAGACCATCTGGCAATGGCATAGGGCATTTCAGGGTAGCCGCCCTCTTCAAGCTTATGCTCTGCATCTAATTCGAAATAAAGGCTAGCAATCGGCTGGTTTTGCGGCGCGCCCTCACCGTATTTGTTATTATATTCGTCACGTGGGAATATGGCATGAATGATGGTGATTTTATCATCCCATTTATTGGCAGCCATCTTCTTCTGGCATTCCTCAGACAAATTCTCTTTGCCCCATTCCTGCGCCGCCTGCCTGATTGTCCAGCTAAACCGCCTAAATACTGTATCAATCAACCCTCTGTTGCTCTCAGCTAGCACAAGGCTGGATAAATCACGGCTTTCAAATGTTAGGTGTTCTCCCTTTTCATCCCAATCAATATAAAGACCTGCTGTGCCGAAGCAGCCAATATCCAGATAGCTTTCGTGCAATGCTGTGATTAGGTTTGAGCCTGGGGCATACATGCGAGACCACATGATCTCTTCAACGTCTGAGAGATATTTTTTAACCGCCGGATCTTCGCTCTGGCGGTTATCTGCCATGCCTAATGAAAACCATTTAGCGCTTGGATTAGTTGCAAATCCATGCAGCCCGCCTGCTAGTGTTTCATTAACCCAAATACCAAAGGATGAGAGTAAGCGCTCTTGTCTCTTTGTGCCCGGCGTCATTGTACCAACGAAGCCTTGCCTCTTTGGCATGATAACGCGGGCCAGCTCTTCGCAATGGGATTCCCAATTCACCCGTTCGGTAGAAGTTTTTAATGCCTCATACCGTTTTTTCAGAATCTTGCATTGCATATGATTAAACGCCTAGCTTAGGCTTAGCTGTTGTGGGGTCGCCAGCGCCAAGCGTACTGGTTAGTATAGTTGCCTTACGCCCTGATGCTGCTCTCAATCGTGCATCGCGCTGGCTGTCCTGGATAGATGCGCCCTTAGCCTCCCGCTCACTTGGCGGGGCTTTTGGTTTTTCAGGAGCTGGTTGAGCTGGTTGAGATCCTCCTCCACACATTAGCTTATTCCTTCCGGTGTTTGTGTTAGCATTGTTGCTGTTCGCGGCATGTGTCCGCCCATTCGGCGCATCTTGTGGCGCCTGGGCTCTGTGCCATCGGTCGGTTTAACCGCCACTAGATTTGTGGTGGGTTTTGGTATTGGTTTCTCAGCCGGGCTTGATTTTGATCCGCACATGATTTAAAACCCGCCTTCCTGTGTGCCACCAGTCAGCATGGTTGCTGTTTTAGGTTTTGGCGTGTATCTGGCGCGGGTGCTTTCGCGCATTGTCGTTTTTTCAGCAGGCTGCTGTTGCACAGGGGCCTCTGTCTTTTGCTCTGGCGCTTTGCCGCCACCACCACCTCCGAAACACATGATTATTCTCCTGTCAGCATAGTTGCGCGCTGGCGCTGTGGCCTGTAACCGCTCTGCCGCATGGCCTCACGCCGCTTGCCAGAATCTGGCTGCGCAGGTGTTGAATTAAATGTCACCGAGCCAGAGTGTGGCTCAAGTGGTTCGACTTTGTTTCCTCCGCCTCCGCACATGCTGCATATTCCTTCCAATTAGGATCACTCATGAATGCTGATCTATCCCTCAGCCAAACATATCGGCGATAGGTCTCGCCATTCTTGCCATAATGTGGCATCACGCTTTCAACCTCGCCGCCCATCCGCTCAATCCAGCTATGGGCTTCTGTGTGTTCCTCAATACTGTCACAGTGCATACGCATAGCGCCCGTCTCCCGGATAACCTCACGGGCCAGCTTTCTTAGCTCTCTCATGCAGAGATAGGCGGCAGATTTCCAGTTGTCTGTGCCAAAGGCAAACACGCGCCAACAAGACGGGCCGTTTGCCTCTGGATGCACGCCAATCAAAGCCGCTGGCAGTCCGTTAGCCCAAATGATGCGACCCTTGCCATGCTCAATCGCCCACATGGTTGCGGCTGTTAAATGTTCAGGGTCGTCAAAGAAAAACAGCGGGTATATTTCCCGCTTATCAATCTCTCTGAGGTGTGTGCAAATGTAATGCACGGCTATTTTGTTAATCGGCTTGACTGTTACCATGGGTTATAATCATCCACGCCGGCTGTGGTGCCCGATCTGTAATCGTCGTGGTAAGTCATCACATCATATTCAACGAGTGAGGCTGTTCGCTGGCTCTTGGCTT